AATTGTTGCTGGTAATGATTCTAATAAATTTAAAATAAGAAGTGTAACAGGTTCTTCAGATTTACTAAATATTGAAAGTGGTGGTAACGCAACTTTTGCTGGGGGTATAACTGCACAAACTATACATTATAATGGTATTGTTAATAGTGGTTCACCAGCTGGTGATGCAACTATTGGTCGTAACCATGCTTATGATACTTTAGAACTTAAAGGTTATGGTGGCGAATTAATGATTGGCGCTCAAGCTACATCGATAGATATAAATTATAGAACTTGTAATAATAACACAAGTGGTCATACACCCACAACTTGGAATTGGAGAGCTGGAAGTTCAAATAACTGGTCCGACCATAATTTTGGTAGAGTAACAAGTTATTCAGATATGAGGGCACCAATATACTACGATTCTGATGATACAACATATTATGCTAATTTAGGTTTCTCATCTGTAAACTCAAGTTCAGTTTCATTAAAAGTTAGGCAAACAGTAGTTATTGGAGACAGTAGCACATATAATCAAAACGATGGTGGTTGGGGAGCTAGATTAATTGTAAGTGACAATGTACACGCTAGAATAGATGTTGCACAAGATGCTAATTCTGTTCGTGCATCGTGGCACACACATACTGGTCAATTATACTCAACATTTGGTACTGTAACTAGCCATGCAATGTATTTAATGAGCCATAATAGTATAAGACAAAAATTAGAAAATGGTTATAGTAAAGAGGAGGGTTCATATAGGGCACCAATATTTTATGATAGTGGCAATACAGCTTATTATGGGGATTTTGCAAATACTGGTATAGCTTTAAATGTAGCTGGTAGAATACAAACATCTAGTACAGGTTTGGCCTCTGCACCATCTTTAGAAATTAATAATCCTAGTTCATCTGCTTTTATACATAGTGCTGAAATTTTAGGTGCTAATATGACTAGCGGTCAAACAAATATTGTGGTTATTGGTAAAGAGGGCACAACAAAACAAGCTGGATATATAGGATATAATTGGACAGCAAATAATAGTAATAATAATTTTGTTAGTATAGGTCATTGGTCGGCTGACCATTTATTAAGAGTGTATGGTGATGTAATTACAACAACTGTTGGTATTAGATGTGATGCCGATGTTAGAGGTACAATATTTTATGATAGTAATGATACAAGTTATTATTTAAATCCAAATGCTACAAGTGTTTTAAATGCAGTTACATTTAATGGTGATATACAAGCACCAGGCATATATGTTGGTTCTTCAAATACAAGTTTTGATTTTTATAACAATGGAACAAGTTATTTTAATGGTGTAAGTACATTTGATGACATTATTAAAGTACCTAGTGCATCACATTTCATCCACATGGGTGATGGCTTATCAACAACTAGCCAAATTAAATTTGGTAGTACAAGTTGGAACAATAGTTTAGGTTTAGAAAGTTTTTATATGGTTTTAAGAACTAACCGAAACGAGGGGGTAAAATTTATTGATTCTGATGGTTATACTTATGCTCAATTTAATGCTAGTAATAATTCTGCTGGTGCATATAACACAATCTTAACAGGAAACTTGTATGCTTATGCATTATATGACCAAAACAATACTGCATATTATTTAAATCCGAATGGTGCATCAACATCTTTGTCAACATCAGGAAAATGGGTTTGTCAGGGTGGTCATAGTAGTGCTAGGTTACAATTAAATTATGCACATGGTAGTGATGCTGCTAATAGTGGCACATTAACTGGCTGGGTTTCTGAACCTGGTATGACTTATAATAGTGCTGGTATTGGTGGAAACATTCATGTAAATGGTCAATATTATGGTAGAGCTTATAACTCTGGCTATGGTTGTTATGTAAGGTTTAATAAGGGCAATGGTAGTGTAGAACATTGGGAAACAACTGGAAATTCTGGGGTTAGTGGTGGTCAAGGTACTATGAGATGGTACAGTGATAGGCTTGGTAATTCATTTGCAACATCATCAAGTAGGGCACCTATATTTTATGATTCACAAAGTACTGGATATTATTTAAATCCAAATGATAAAAGTAATTTGTATAGTATAAAACTTAATGGTTTTTTAACTGGTACATCTGCTGGTTGTGCTGAAATAGGCAGAAACCACGCCTATGATACAATGGAGTTAAAAGGATATGGTGCTGAATTTATGATTGGTGCCCAAAGCACTCAAATACATATTAATTATAGAACTTGTAATAATGGAGCTAGCGGACACACACCAACTGATTGGTATTGGCGAGCTGGTTCAGCAAGCTCATTTGCTAATTTGCACATGGGCATGATGTCAGCTACCACACAAGCAAGGGCACCTATATTTTACGATTCTAGTGATACAACCTACTATGTTGACCCAGCAAGTACCTCTACATCAGCTAAACTAAGACAATTTGTTGTTATTGGGGATAGCTCAACTTATAATTCTAATGATGGTGGCTGGGGAGCAAGATTGGTAGTTTCAGATAATGTACACGCTAGGATTGATGTAGCACAAGATGCAAATGCTATGCGGTCAACTTGGTATGCTCATACTGGGCATAGTTATTCTTTCTTTGGTACTATTACTGGACATCATCAATACTTATTCAGCCATAATGTATTAAGGCAAAAATTAGAAAATGGTTACAGTCAGGAAACTGCATCATATAGGGCACCTATATTTTATGATTCAAATAACACAACATATTATATTGACCCAGAAAGTAGTGGTACATCACTTAATATGGCTGGAAAAGGAGTTTTTGGTGGTGATGTAATTGCTTATTCTGATAAAAAATTAAAAACTAATATTAAAACATTAGATGGTACTAAAGTTTTAAAAATGAGAGGTGTTAGTTTTGATAGAATTGATAGTAATAAAAAAAGCTCTGGTGTTATAGCTCAAGAATTACAAAAAATTGCACCAGAATTAATTACAGAATCAAATGGCACATTGGGGGTTGCTTATGGTAACCTTGCTGGATATTTAATTGAAGCTATAAAAGAACAACAAAAAACTATTGAACAACTAAAAGATAGAATAAATAAATTAGAAAAATAATTAATATATTTGCATTATGAATATAACATATACTTGGAAAATTACAGCAATGAAAATGGCACCATCTTTAGATGGTTTATCAGATGTAATTACAAATGTACAATTTGAATATAAAGGCACAGATAGTGATTCTGGGTTTTCACATTCTTTTATGGGCGCTATACCTATTGGCAAACCAGAATCTAGCAATTTTGTTCCATTAGCTGATTTAACTGAAAATGAAGTTATTGAATGGGTAAAATCTATTTATAATCTTGACCATCCAAACGAGCAAATTGAAAAAGGTATAGAAAATCAAATTGTGCCAGAGGATAAGGAAGCTCCATTGCCATGGGAACCTGAGCAAGAATCTGATGCTACTTTAGATGCACAATAAATTTAAATAGGTTATGGCAGTTCCATTATTTAGTGATTTACAAAATCCTGGATTAGAAATGTTACGACTTGCAAGAGAAAGATTAGGTGCTGGATATACTAACAATACATATAGTGTAAGTTCACCAATTTCATTAAAAGATTTAAGTAACTTAAGTGGTGGTAATTCTGGTGGTTCTGGGAATAGTTATCCAGCTATAAATATGTTAAATGTACAATCACCAGCATTTTCAAGAAACAGGCGACCAGATGGCAATAATCCCCTAAAAATGTCTGAATTTTTTGGATATAATCAAAACTTACAAAGGAGAGTTGTTAGGTTTGCTTACAGTTCTTCAAATGCATCAACAGCTTGTAGTTTTTCTATACAAAGTACAGAGTATTGGCATGATGGTAGTAATACATTGCCAGTAAGTGGTGATAAAATATATACAACAGAAACTGGTTTTACAGCCGCACCCTCTGGTTATTATCAATTATTTAACCCTAGTAGTGGTGTAAGTGAGGGAACAGTTGCTGAGGTTATTGGTGGAGGTGGTGGTTTTGCTGGAACTGTTGCTGGTGTTGATAGTTGTTAAATAAATTACTAAATTTGTATAATTAAATAAATATAAAAAATGAGCAAATTAGAGGAAAAAGAATTGAAAGAATTAAGAGAATCAATAGCTAAACCAAATCAAATTGCAACTGAAATTGGTATGCGAGTTATTGCATATAAATCTATTGACAAACTTGTTGATGCATTTGATGAAGCATCTAAAGAGCAACAAGAGTTAATGAAATCAATTGAGGAAAAACACGGCAAAGGTTCTTTAAATATTGATACTGGCGAAATCACACCAATAGAGGAATAATGCCAGTTTTAAATGCCAGTAGCTTTTTATTATTAAAAGATACAACAGTTATTGGTCATTCTAAAAGCACATCATTTAATGTTAATGTAGATACACCAGAATCAACTACAAAAGATAGTTTAGGATGGCGTGAAATTATACCAGGTGTTAAATCTGGTACAATTAATTGTGAGTGCTTAACTGATTATTCTAACAGCTTAAATTTTGATGAAATTGCCGACATGATTATAACTCGGCAAAAAGCAGTTTTTTATTTTAAAGATACTGTAAACACTAAATTAATAGTTAGAGGTGAGGGTTTTATTGTATCTGTTGATGAAACTGCGGAGTTTGAAAATGCAACCTCTTTTAACTTAGATATAAATTTAACTGGTATATTTACAGTAAGTGATGCATCTGAGGGTAAGACATGGGATAATGTCTTTGAAAAATGGGAGGATATTGCTACAAACTGGGAAAATGTATAAATATTTTATTTGTATATTTGTCTTAAATTAATAATTAAAAAATATAAATTATGGCTACTGTCGGAGTATTTAATGGAACTAACTTATTACTAAAATTTGCCGCTGATGGAGGTTCAATTGCATCAATCGGACATTCAACATCTTGTTCACTTTCACTATCTAATGATTTGCCAGAGGCAACTACTAAAGATAGTAGCGGATTTCAAGAGGTTATTGCTGGTGTAAAAAGTGGTGAAATTAGTTTTGAAGGTTTAGTTGCTTATGATGATGCAAATAATGCTATTGAGGCGGCTGATTTTCTTTTAGCTAGAACAAAATTAGATTGGTCTTTTGGAACTGCCGCTACTGGGGATGAGGTTTATTCTGGTGAAGGTTTTATTAGCTCAATTGAAATGAGTGCCGAAATGGAATCACCAGTATCTTATTCTGGTTCGATTACTGTTACTGGTGCTATTGCTAAAGCAACTAACTAAGAAAAATAACATATAATCTAAAGGGGTATAGCTTAAGGAAACTATACCCTTATATATATATTTAAATTATGGCAAACAAGAAACGAGGGTACTACACCCTAAAACTAGGTGGTAAAATGCGAACTATGCATTTTTCAATGAATTTCTGGTCTAACTTTACTGAGCAACTTAATATTTCACTTGACCAAATAGGTGAGGTTTTTGCTGGTGGTATGTCTATAAAAGGTATTAGAGCTTTGATATATTCTGGCCTATTAGCACATGACCAAGAACAAGGTAATGATATTGATTACAATGAATTTAAAGTTGGAATGTGGCTTGAGGATTTTGATTCTGAAAAATTAAATGATGTGGTAAATGCAATGATGGAATCAAGAATTTTAGGTAATGACTTAAATATGGGTGTTGCTAGAAATATTAAAAAAACCTCAAAACCTACAAAAGAGGGAAAGTAACAACCCAGCTGACTTGGGAAAGTTTATTGGATTATTATATTGGTCAAGCTGGGATAATGCCAGATATTTTTTGGAAAAATACTTGGAAAGAAAATCAATTGCTAGGCGAATCACATATGATTAAATCTAATATGCAATGGGAGCAAGTAAGATATATTGCATCAATGTTATATAATGTTAATTGCAATAAAAAAGCTCAAATGATTACACCAGATAAATTATTCCCTTTGCCTCAAGATGTCTATTTACAAAGAGGCAAACCAAAATCATCAAAAGATGAAATGATAGCATTTAAAAAATTATCTGATTCTAAAAAGCCACAAAAATAAGTGGCTTATTTTTTTTGTATTTTTGAATAAAATAAAATTACATGGCGGATAGTAAATTAAGAGTACAACTAATTGGCGATGCATCACGACTAACTGGTACGCTAAATAAAGCGAGTGCAAGGTTAAAATCATTTGGTAAAAACGTATCTAGTATTGGAGCTAGTATGCAAAGATTTGCATTACCAGTAGCGTTAGCTGGTGGTGCGGCTATAAAAATGGGTGCTGACTTTGATAAGTCATTAACAAAAATAAAATCTTTAGTTGGTATTGCTGGTGATGAGGTTGATAAGATGGGTAAAAAAGCCAGACAAATGGCAATTGAAACTGGTGCATCCAGTACTGATGCGGCTGATGCCTTATTTTTTATTACATCAGCTGGTTTAGAAGGTAGTGATGCAATGGATGTTTTAAATGCATCCTTAAAAGCTAGTGCGGTTGGTTTAGGCGATGTTACCCAGGTAGCTGATGCGGCAACCTCAGCGATGAATGCTTACGGGTCAGATACACTAAGTGCAAGTGATGCAACCGATGTATTGGTAGCGGCTGTTAGAGAGGGTAAACTATCTAGTGAGGAATTATCAGGCTCAATTGGTTCAGTTATTCCTATTGCCTCAAATATGGGTGTTACATTTAATGAGGTTGGTGCAACTATGGCGGCAATGTCTAGGACTGGTACAAATGCGGCAACAGCATCTATGCAGTTAAAAAACATATTGATGTCTATTAACAAGCCATCAAGTGAGGCGGCTAAAGAACTTACAAAATTAGGTTTGTCTAGTGCTTCTTTAAAAGAACAAATTAAACAAGAGGGTTTATTATCTGTTTTAGAAACTTTAAAAAGTAAATTTGAAAAAAATGCTGATGCTCAATCTAAAGTTTTTGGTAACTCAAGAGCTTTAATGGGTGTTATGGATTTACTAGGCAAAGGTATTGATTCAACAAGAGAAATATTTGGTGAATTAAATAACGTACAAGGAGCAACACAAAAAGCATTTGATGAAACCTCTAAAAGTGCAAGTTTTAAATTAACAAAAGCATTAAATACAGCTAAGGAGTCATTTGCTGAAATGGGTTCTGTTTTACTAACAACATTATTACCATTAATACAAGATATTACTGGATTTATTACAAGATTATTTCAAGCATTTAATAAGCTCGACCCTGGTATGCAAAAATTTATTGCGGCCTCTGGTGTTTTAGCTGTTGCATTACCTACAATTATTGGTTTATTTGGCACATTATTAACAGCTATTGGTGCATTATTATCACCAATTGGTTTAGTTGTATTGGCAATTGCTGGTATTGGTACTGCAATCTATAAAAACTGGGAAACTGTCGGACCAGTATTAGTTAAATTATATAAC